AATGCGAACTGTTCGTCGTTTGCTTTTACGTTATTTGCTTCTACGACCGGGTTACCCCAATCCTAACGGTTTTCACATTACCGTGTTGCCTTCTTCGCTATCTCACCATGTCGAAACCTTGTCATCCCCATCAAAAGCATACTATCTTTGAGCATCCGATAATATTATCTACCCCTTTGAATTTATCTCTTTGGGTGTAGTATGCTTTTGGTGGAGATGGAGGGAATCGAACCCTCGTCCACAATGCCTTTACTAGAAAGGAATTACAACAATTCTTTACTGCTCGTTATCTAACCAATCTTTAAGCTCGATAAGACCATATAATACTACACCGCCAAGAATAAGAACACTTAACCAGACCATTTAATTAGACCCCCTAATGATGTTGTTATCAATCTTTGGATTGCTTTTCATCATTTCTTTTTTAATTGCTTCTCTACGCTCTTGTTCGGTTGTTTTACCCTTGTCAGAAAGAAGTTTTCTTTCTTTGGGCTTCTTCTGTTCCACTTTAATTTGGTACCAGCACTGCCTGTTGGACTCCGGTGTAAGGATCAACCATTGTTTGCCAGTGATATCCTACTGGTGGTTGTTGAAGATATACAGGTTGCTGAACAATCACTGGTTGTTGAACATACACAGGCTGCGGAGCATAATATGGACGAGCTAGACTATAACCAATCAATCCGCCTACTAGTGCAGGCGCTACCCAACAACCTCCACATCCGCCACCGTGATATCCGCCACGATAGTAACCATCTGCTGATGCTGTTCCTACTGTTGCCAATAATACCAATGCTACTAAAATCTTTTTCATGGATATTCTCCCGAAAGTTATTAAATGGCGGACTCTATAGAGCGTGTAGGTCCTCCGCCGAGACAACTAGGGCCTCTCACCCTGTCAAACCACTATGTGGTTTTACCTCTACTAGATAATATATTTATTATACTATCTAGTTTGAAAAAAGTCAATCTAGCTCTTACTTGGGCGCCAACAACTAACCCAATTTGAGTTACCCGCTGTTGTGCCGCCCGGATATGAAATAGTAACGTCACCATCCGAAGGGTTATTGCTGCCACCGTGCGGAGTTTGATTTCCACCAACAAAACTAAATTTACCATTCTTAGCTGTGTAAACAAAATTCACGTGGTGATATCCCCAGTAGGCAATATCCCCAGGTTGTGCTTGATCTTTAGGAACTTGTGTGGCGTTCCATCTACCCGGATTACTAGGTAAGGCCTGAGCACTGGCCGTTTGAACATATCTGTATCCAGCTCCCTTGAGTGCAAAATTAACAAAGCCCATACACCATGCTGTTTGATCACTAGTCCATGCACCACTTGCAGGGTATCCTAAGTTAGGCCAAATGCTAGTAATGTTTGGATTACTAGGTTTGCCACTCTGTCCGCTTTCTCTCCACATGCCTTGGCTAGCTTCATGTAGTCTATCGTTTAAGAAACTAATAATGTCTGTGCTTGTAGTTCCGGCGATTAATCCTGGAGTATCGGTATTATCATCTGGGGTACCAGCATAGTTGCCTTTAACTCCGTCAGCGGCGGCGCCGGCATTATAAAATTGATCAGGGTTCTTTACATAATTTTGAGTGCTGGCATTAATCTCTGCTTGTGTTGCAGGAGTTAATTTAACTGCAGGGCTAGCAACAGATGCAATACCTTGATATCCACCACTACCTGCTTGTGGTGCTTGATATAATACTACCGGAACACCGTTAACAAACACGTTAGGTGATTGATATAGGTCGGCAACATCAGGATTATTACTTTCCTTTTGCCGCCCATATTTGGTAATCCATGGAGGGAACCCCATAATTAACTACCTACACTCTCACCGTTAGGATCGTTATATCCTGCGGCACTGGCAGCATTTCGAGCAACAGTAGAAGGATTCTTAAATCCAAATGCTGTAAGTACTGTATCTTTTTGTTTTGATACCCACGATGTAATATCTTGATAAATTCCCGAACTGGTAATCCAAGATTTAATATCGGATATTGCGTCTTCAATCTTTTGTGAAACAAAACCAGATGCCTTGGTAGCAGAATGCATTTCCATGCCATCTTTAACACTTTCTTTAATTTGTTCTTTTAATGTTGGCTGCGGAGGCACTTCTTCACCGTTCTTAGCCAATCCCTGTTTAGTTACAGCTATATCAAATTCATTTCTTTTAACTGTGCTAGCGGCGGCAATTTGTTGAGTAGCAGCACTGTCATGCATAGCTGTAGCTACTGCGCCAATAGAAGAATTTATATCACTAATTGATTTACTGGTTCCTTGTGTGTGATCAGCAATCGCCCCAACTGCAGCTACAAGATTAGCCAAGGTAGCCTGGATTCTTTCCATTTGTGCAACCTGTGCGGTAGTTTGGGCAGATATTGCCGTGGCAATAGCAGTAAGTTCTGCAGAATTATCAATAGCTGTAAATACACCCGCACCGCCGGTTGCCCCCATTGGGGTTTGAATTGGAATACCCATATTAATCTCCTATATGCTTATTTAAGCAAATTAATAGTTGTAGTTTGTTCATGATATGTTTTAACCACATCATCTACTGTAGGAGCTAAAATCATTACAGCACTTTTTAGTATAGTAACATCGGTTTTTTCGTCGATAGTAAACAAAAATGGTGCTAATATAGGCTGTCCTTTAGCATTAGCAGTTAAAACTAATGGCCGGGAAACTATAGTTCCTGTAGGAGTATCTTCTACTAATTTAGCAACAAGTTCCTCTCCTGATGTAGTTTTAATTGTAACGATTTCCCCTGCTGCAATTCCTTTGTTAATTAACATATTTTCCTTTATTCTTCTGTTGGTTTAGGTATTTCGCATAGTGCTTCTAGAGTCTTATAGTGAGCATATGCTTTTTGTAGAGCTTCAAAATGCTCTAATTTTTCCGGATCTGGGACTAAAATAGCCAGTCTTTCCTCCATTTTTGTCATAAAATCTTTCAAACTTTTGCCGTTAATAACTATGTCAGCATTCTCGCCTTCGCATTCTAATTTCCCACTAACCGCGTTACTCCAATTACCCATTGTACTGTAAGAATATGGGCTTGAGCTAGAAATATTAATATTTCCGTAACTTCCAAAATTTGACGGGAGAGTAACACTAGCCCCACCATTGGGAACTGTTAAACTAGAGCCAGATAATCCCGATAGATCAATTTGATAAGCCGACGAATCGTACGAATCAACAGACACAACTGTTGATCCTGTATCAATAGTATCGTCAATTATTCCATTATTAATATACGAACCACCTAAAATAGTTGACATAATTATTCCTTGGTATCGAAGTATTTCTTTAACTCTGTGAAACCGCCAATATGCTGTTCGTCTAGAAATATTTGTGGTACTGTGCGAGCTGTGGGAACTGCTTCTAATAGTTGTTCCTTGGTCCAATCTGTTTGAACATTACGTTCTTCAAATTCGATACCTTTTAATTTTAACAATGCCTTGGCCTGATCACAATAGGGGCACTGATTCTTACTCCATACAATGGCTTTTGTCATTTTTATTATCCTTATAGTTCGGGAAGTTCGTCGTAACTAACATTATCTGACATCACACCGATGACATAGTTAGTTGATTCATTTTCCTGTAATGCTGTTTGCTTTTTATTAATATTCACGTGTTTATTAAACCACGGAATGGGGCTTGATTTAGGATGTTCCCCTGCATACTTAATTCCAATATCTTTTAAACGATTAAATGCTGTAAAGTCTACAAAGTTTTTGAGGATATCTGCGTTAAGGCCAATAACAGGACCTAACTTAAACAAATAGTCCGCCCATGCTTTTTCTTCTTCGATAACAGATTGGTACATACTATATACTTCGTCAGCACACTCGACAGCAAGATTAACAAAATCCTGATCGTCTTTACCAACATTATTAATTAACCAAGCGGTCCATTCTGTATGTAACAACTCGTCTTGTAAAATTAAACTGATAATATTACCATTACCGATATAGATCTTGTTTTCAACCATTGCTAGACTTGTGGCAAATGATACCATAAAGCGAAGTGCTTCTAGGGCATAGCTAGCATGTAACGCTAGATAGATAGCTTTTTTATGATCATGTGTTGAAATCTCTTCGCCACATTCTTTACGACAATTAAGTACGTGTAGTTCTTCATAGTAACGACCGATATTAGCGGCCATGTCTACAATTTCAGAAGTGTCGTGAATCTTATTAAACTCTTCTTTAGGTACACCATACACGTTACGAATAATGTGTGAGTATGATTTACTATGGATATTAGTTTCAAAGAATGACCAATTGCTGATCAACGCTTCTAGTTCTGGCAATGAACACACAGGACCAAATACTTGATTAGGCGCACGACCTTGGATTGAATCTAGTGCTGTTTGACGTAGTAAGTTACTGGTAAAGATATGTTTAACTGCATCACTAGCATCCTTATGGTCCATTTTGTCTTTGGTAAGACTAATCTCTTCTGGTACCCAAAAGAATCCACGTGCTAGTTCTTCAAATTTAGCAATCTTAGGATGACGGTATTCTTCAAATCGCTGAACCGTGACTGCGCCATCTAAGAACATCTTTCTCTTTAGATAATTGGTGGGAGTTTTTAAGTCGTATTGTGCTTTGCTCATTTTATTGTTCTTAAGTTAATTTACAGCTTACAGGCTTCGCAGTCGTCGTCCGCATACATAGTTATAGGATCTACAGTTGCAAGGGGCACAGTCTGGGTTGTACTGGTTACAGTAACCTTTGCGCCCACCTTATTAATTAAACTATAGTATATAGTCTTTAAACCCCATTTGTACGCTAACATTAAGTTTTTGGCAATTAAAGTGCCAGGCACTTTACCGCCTGCGAAATGCGCAGGGTTATAAAAAGTGTTTGTACTTAAACTTTGATCAATGTAAACAGCCAATACTGCGGCTGTTTTTAAGTAATCAACACAGTCTTGTTGATCCCACATTAATTGATAACGATTTTTAAGTCTGCGATATTCTGGTACAACTTGTACAAATGATCCAGCTTTAGATTCTTTTACCGAAATCATTTCCATTGGCATTTCAATACCGTTAGTACTATTCAACACTACTGAACTAGATTCAACCGGAGCAACAGCCATTAAGGTAGCGTTACGAATGCCATGTTGTTTCATACGTTCACGTAGGGGTTCCCAATCTAAACTTGGAGTAAAATCGGTTAGTTCGTTTACACCTTCTGAACGGCGTTCCCAAGGAAACACTCCTTTACCGTAGTAAGTGTATGAGCTACGCTCACAGGCCCCTCTTTCTTGGGCAAGTTCTACACTTGTTTCAGTAAGATAATATGCTTGGTGTTCCATCCATTTTTTAACTTCTGCTAGAGCTTCTGGTGTGCCATACTTGTAGCTACGGCGAGCATGCCAATAAGCTAAATTGGTAATACCAACACCTAATGGTTCAAAGTCTTGATTAGCAAGTTTAGACTGTATTGATAAGAAGTCTTGATAGTTTAACAAGTTGCTTAATGAACGCACTAGTACACGACATGCTTTACGCATTTCTTGTGGATTACGGAAAGCACCCCAATTGATACTGCCTAATGTACAAAGGGCAATACGGCCAGTAGGGTCTTCAATTCTTTGAAAAGGCTTTGTAGGCAAGAGGATTTCTTGACACAAGTTTGATTGGTAGATTGGATCTGTTTTGGCATCGAACGGTCCTTGGTTAATAACGTTGTCAATGTTAACTAGATAGATACGACCTGTATCTGTACGTTCTTTAAGAATTCCATTCTTAAAAATATCTTCAGCACTAACAACTTTCTTTTTAATACTTTTATCTTGTTCGTATTTTAAGTATAGAGTTTCAAACTCGGCACTATCGCGATAGTATGCTTCGTATAAATCCGGCACTTCATGTGGATCAAACAAAGTGATCATTTCGCCCTTGCGATAACGATTCCAGAACATTTTGTTAACTACAATGCTGTAGTCCATTTGACGAACACGAGTTTCTTCAGTTCCTTGATTATTTTTAAGAACAATAAAGTCTTCAAACTGTGCGTGCCACACGGGCATAGTAACTGTACATGACGCATTGCGAATACCGCCTTGTGAACATGACCGCAAGTCAGCAAACCATTTCTTTAAGAATGGGATTAACCCTGTATGTTTGATCTCTCCATTTCTAATAGGGGCGCCGAGGGGTCTAATACGGCCAATCTCTAACCCGATGCCAGCACGTTTGCTAGC